AGGATTTTTTATATATTATAAATATTATAGTAACCAGCTAATGTCCTCATGTCCATGATCTGTTTGGATACTATATGGATTTTGTATTTGGTTTGAACTATACCCGCCAATATATGTAGATTTTTTCATATTTCCAAGGGCGGCGCGAGTCATGTCTTGAGATTGTTGTTGGAATTTTAAAGATGTATCTCTTAAATACATTCCCATACCAAAACTCATTACTAAATCATCATTATAACCACTTTGAGCTTCGGGTCTACCATTCCTCCAAATGAATACTTTCATTTCTTCTAATAAACGTTTAGAACGAATTGTAACACTTCTATCACCTACATACTCTCTAAATTTATTTACTACTAAAGGTCTTGTTCTTAAAGACATTGTAAAACCAGGTGTCATATTTGAATCACCTTCATATATCTTTAAATAAGATTCAGCTGTTAAATGATCTGATTTTGGAGAATGATATAAATTTCTATATCCTCTTTCAATAATAGCGTCTAATGTAGCCCAACCTACAGAGGCATTTTCTACTACTAGTAAAGCATTATTATATTCTGAACCTAAACCTACTAGGAAATATCCAAATTCTTTTGGTGGTAATTGTCCTTTATATTCAGCTACTTGTGTATTAGTTCTAATATCAATAACATGAGCTGCTGATGAGTCTTTACCATCACCTCTAGCCACGTCAGCTAATATCATATATTCTCTTTGATAATCAGCTGGTTCCCAAACCCATAAATTTTGATCTGCTCCTCTACGTTCTAAAGGATCTTGAATCGTTGTTTCTTTTATAAAGTCAAGCCATTCAGAATAAAAAACTACATCTCCAGATGTACTAAAATCACAATCACACTCTTGAGCTGCTAATCTAGGATCACCTAATAATTCATCTTGACGTTTTCTCCAATTTTCATCTCGTTCAGGATGGACAAACCAAGGTAATTTAATAGGTAAAAAGTCATTATCTGCTGATTCTGCTGATACCCATGTTTTATGAAACCAGTTACCAGTACCATAAGGAGTAGATAATACAATTGCTCCACCACCCGTTGCTAATGTTTGTTGAGCTGAAGCCCAAATCTCACCAATGTTTTCAATAAAAGCTGCCTCATCGACTACTAGCAAAGATACTGCTTCTGATCGACCTGCATCACTTGATGCTGAAGTTGCTTTGATTTGAGATCCATTATTTAATCTTAATGTTAATTTGTTGTGTTCATCTGCTGGTATTTTAAGCCATGAAGGTAAGTTATCATACATAAACTTAACCTTAGTAACCATGTTTTTAGCTGTATCTTGTTTAGTAGCGATACATAACACGTTTTTATCTTTATGGAATAACATTAACCATAAAGAATAACCTGCGGCTAATGTTGAAATACCTAACTGACGAGATTTTAATACAATTGAGTATGGGTGGTCTTTCCAAAGATTTAATACTTTATCTTGGAAAGGATATAAATTAAATATTACTCGTCCACGTTGAGGATGCTGAATGTTACAATATTTTCTCATGAAGTGAGCGGGATCGCCCGCACACTTAATGTATTCTTCTCTTATTATTTGTCTTAAATCTTGACTCATAAATTATAATGCTAAAGATAAGACTAAACTTATAGTACTAAGTACAAAAGCAGCTACAGCTCCCTTTATTTTACTTTTTAAATCTATTATTTTTTTATCTCTTTCGTTAATTATTCCATCTTTAGAGACAATAATACCTTTTAAATCTTTTACTTTATTGTCTAAAATAACACGAGTAGAGTCACACACAAACAAAGCTGTATCTTGTCTAAGGATAACTTTTTCCATAGCTGAAATAGAATCACGAGCTATTATTAATTCTTTTTTAAGATTATCTCTATCGGTTTTAACCAATAAAGCATTTTTTAAGGATTTAATAGGAACTATTACAGTTGAATCACTTAAACGCTGCTGTGAACTCGCTGATGATATCATCATCAGACATATTATTAATGCGATTACGCTCTTTTTCATATTGATTTTTATATTGTTTTGCTTTTTCAGCAATATCTGCTAATTTAGCTTTATCTATGGCAATCAAAGAGTCTAAAACTTTTCTAGTAGAATCTAAAGTAGAAATTATAGTGTCTTTTTTACCAATTTCTAATTGAAGAGAATCAATTGTTTTTTGGTATTGTTTATCTTTATCAGATGAATAACCTTGTTTATAAATGAATAATCCATAGATTACTACACCTACTAAACACACTATAACTAATTGCAAAATAAATTTTTTCATATTATCCAACTAAATCACCAGTATCAATTTTAACGTCTCTTTCTTTAAACGCTTTTACTAATTCTGGTTTTTTAATAAATTGTTTTAAGGCTGCCATTTTTTTATCTTTTTCAGCTCCTTTTTCCATAGCCTTAATTTTCTTAACTAATGTAGATAATTTAGTTTTAAAGTCTTGGAAATCATCATTACTAACTTTAAATTTAGAAACAGTTTTTACTTTTTCCTTTTCTAATTCTGCTTTAGTAGGTTCTCTATCTTCATCTTCTTCTCTTAATTCTACATCAATCCCTTGAGCTGTTAATTTTTTAATATCCATTGGGTTAGATCCTTTTTTCATTACTACCGCCCCAGCAGTTTTATCAATATCAACTTCTGATAAAATTTCGTATATGTTATCTTTAATTTCTTTTTTTAACTCGGATGATTTCATGACTATAAATATTACAAAGAAAGCGCTTCTTTCATCTGTGTAATACGTTCTTCTGTAGTGCCGGAAAGTGTATGTAGATTTTTAATTTTATGATTGCTTCTATATAATAACAATTTAATTATATTATCAATAGTTTCTCTATATTGTAAATCTGTTTCACGAACTCCATTATCTTCCATTTCAACACCTTCAGGAGAAACATAAAATATATAATCATATTCTCCAACTAATTTATAAGCAGCATCACAAAATGCTTCAGCATCATAATATTCAATTGATTTAGCTGCTTTAGTAAACGCCATTACATCAATTATAGTTCTATCTGTAATAATATTTTCATTCATTAGTTCAGCACAACGTTCAGCTAAAAATATAAATTGACCTTTTAATGTTGAATCAGTATTTAAGGGAATACCTAAATCACGTAAGTATTTAGAACGTTCAGTAGCAAAATTATACCCTTTAAATTCAGGTAAAGACATTAAAGCATTTACTAATGTAGTTTTACCTACACTCATTGTACCACACAATCCTATTTTCATATTAGTTTCTATTTTGACCTGCTTGACCCATTGCTGTCTTATACCAAGGTAAACCTTCACGATTACGACGAGCTTCTTTCCATCCATCTTCAGTGTATTTAATCCCATGAATATGATATTCACGTTTACGATTATCACCTTCAGGAATTAATGCTGGTCCTTCCCAATTATGTAATTTACCTTCCCAAACATAGGCAACAGTACCATCTGCTTTAGTTAGTTTTTTACTTGGTTGAAATTTATTTTTATCATTCATACTATTAATATAACATATTTTTTATAAAAAACCAAACTTATTTCCAGTTAATTAAATCTCCATTAATAGTATCCCAATCATCAGCTTTAATTAATTTTTCAACTGATAAAATACCTTGAGCTCCTGAAACTGTAATACCACGAGCTGATAAAGCATCTCCTACAAAATGAACATTTGGATAGTCTACAAGAGCTAAATCACTTGGATAAACTAATGGTTCAGGTGAAAGATATTTTACCTCAGGAATATAAACTCCCCAATCATCTTTAAGTGTTGGAAATACTTTTTTCATATCTTCAATGAAGTCCTCAACATAGTTCCAATATTTACCCATTCCCTGTCTTACAATATCTAAACCATCAATTTGAATTGAACTAACTTTTTCACCTTCTGATGTAGTAGATGCTTTACGAGATGGACTATAATATAATCCAGTTCCAGCAAATTGTAATTCATTTACTACTTTACGAGACCAAGTAAATGGATCTTTAATGTCTTTAATTTCCATAATAATACCAAAATTAGTCATTCCGTTTAGATATTTAGGATCTTTTTTAGCATGTCCATTGTAAGTAACATCACCATATGTTTCTTCTACAGCCACATAAGCAGCATTGTTATTAGTACAAAATGAACGTAATGAAACACCTGTGTCAAACTTACGATACAATTTAAAGTCATAACTAATATCAATTAGTTTTTGGAAATGTTTTTGTGGTGCTTCAAATCGAACACCAATCTGAACTGATTTGGGTTCTGTTTCTAGTTTATAACTGTCTTGTAATTGTTGAGCAAAATCAATACCTGATTTACCTACAGCAAATATAAGTTCATTGTAAGATACTTCAAAATCAGGAAATCCTTGTTTATCAATAACATATTGATTTAATTCTTTAACAAATACTAAATTTTTATCAAATATAATAGATGTTACTTTAGCTTCCCAATGG